TCCATTTCCCTGCTGCCTGACTATCTTCTTGAAGTCTAGTAGAAAATAGTTCTTGATATTTTTCGTCATCAACTAAGTTTTTAGTTTTACGTCCAAAGTCAATTGCAAGATCTGCAGTGTGAGTAGCTTGGATAATTTTCATTGAAGGCTTGTTCCCAATCATCCAAGCCGGAAGTAAGTATGAGGCAAACTCCGACTTAGTATGTCTTGGAGGCATATTGATGATCAATCGTTTACATCGACCCTCTGCCAAATCGTTAAATTTTTCTCCAATTATTTTATGATGAGATCCTTTTACAAATTCAGGCCAAACGTATTTTACGAAACTCAAAAAATTTTTTGCAATTTTTGGTTTAGCATCATCCAATGCTACGCTACGTTTAAGCTCTAAGAGATGTGCTTCTTCTTCGGGAAGCAAACCCTCATAATTTTTTGAAAAATTTTTACTGTCTTGCATATCACAAATATGTTTTTGTTCTTATAGCTTAACTGTCTGAATTAAGCAATATACTGTAGGTCTGGGACCCCTTTTTGTTTTCAGGGGGGTTGGGTCTTTGTTTTTTGTTTGGATTGTTGCCTGGGGCTGGTACCTCTATTGGTTTGGGGTGGGCCCGCCCGCGCTCCTCATAGTGGCTCGAGCTATGCAGTTTTTACATAGGGTCTGGGATAATCCCAGACCCTAAATATTGTATGTCAAGATAATTGTTTTATTTATTCTTCATTAACCTCAATGTGTGTCCTTGTTCCCACAGTTTCATACCTTTCATAACCATTGTCAACCCACCTATATTTATGTGTATCGTACTTTGTTTTCTCAACTTTGATTGGAGTTTCCTTTGGTTTAGTTGTTGGGTTTAAGTTTGCAACATCCCTTGCAAACTTACCTAAAAAAGAAAACAGACAATTGTTGTTACAAAAATAATCCCAGATACTTGGACTATCATCATTGTTATAATTGTATCTGCCAACTTTTATTTTAATAGTTCGTAATACTTTGTTGTTACCTGTACCACGAATTCTGGATTGCGTTTTAATCGTATGGCAATCTGGATTATGACACCAGTTATACTCACTCATTTATACCTCGCAATATATTCTGCTCTTTGTTCATCTAAAGCAAAATATCTTCTAGGTTGATTATGATTTTCTAAAGTTTCATTAATCATTTTAATTAAACTTTTAAACTTAACTTTATATTTAATGTCTTTATCTTTATCATAAACATAAACCCATTGATTAACTTTATCTGTCATATTGCACCTACCAAAGTTAAAATTATGTAGCCATAAATTAATATGGCTACATTTATTAAAGCAACTTCCAAACTCATATTGCCCTCATCACTATTTCATTAGTTGCCATTCGCCAACCATCTGCGTCTAAATCCCAATAGACAAAACAAAGTATTCCATTCTTTGAAACGAAAGCTTTACTTTCTTTGTCGGTATCTGGTTTAAACCATTGTCCCTTTCTTGTGATGTACTTGTTATGTTTATTCGCAAAGTAAGTTACAAAAAACTTATTTGGAATATCGTTTATGTTTTCTTCTGTTAGTTTCATTTTATCCTTTCTGTTATTCTGGGATATTAACACGAATATCCCAGAATTGTCAATAGTCTAATTTAAACTATTTTCTGCCTGTTGTTGCTCGTATAACAACCTCGCTTTTATCTTATCCGATCTTGATTGATTTTTATTTTTCATTCCCTTAATTCTTTCTGCCAAATTTTTGGGATTGTAAATAACTAGACCTGTACTATTAGTTCTAATTATTTCTGCGTCAGTAATATTCAAACCAAGTTCTTTTGCAAGTTCAATTGCCTCGTCTAAATATTTATAACCTTTTAAACCAATCTTAATTTCTTTCATTTGATCTAAGATAGATTTTATCCATTTATGATGTGCAACAACAAATCTACCTTTTTGTGCTTTCCACTCTTGCAACATCATAAACTCTTGTTCACTACAAGCTATTGACCGATCACGACAATAATTTCTACCAATTAAATCTAATTGATATTTTTCGTTCCATTGTTTGCCATAACCACTATCGTCGTCGCCAAGATATTTATTGTTTGCGTCAGTATATTTTGTTTTATGTGGGTTGTTATCTTTGCCCTCTTGTTCAATCAAAATATCTGGGTTGCAGTTTTCTTGTGCTTTAAGTTCATCACGAAACAAAGCATAACCATATTCATTTTCTCTTGAATATGATGAATTGTTTTCTGTATCTAATGAACCATTTAATCTAAAGTCAAAATGTTTTTCAATGGATTTTTGTTCCATAATAGGATTGTTGTCATAATCCCTACTTTCAACTTCGCCTTGATAATGAAAATGAAAGCAACTATCTTTTGCGATAGTGTCAACATTTTCAAACTTGTTTTGCAGATATTGTGCCTTTGCAACATCATCTAAAGTATAATGTCGTCTGACAATTTTTTCTGCTATCTTCCACGCATTGTCATTTATGTCAAGTTGTTGTCCTTTCAACTCGTCATACTTTTGTTTTTCTTGCGTGTCTTCTTGTTCAAGATGTACTCGCATACGATTTGCGATCTTATTACGATACTCTTGATTTAGTCTTATTCTGCTCATTTTGTCCTTTCTGTTATTTGTTTGCATTGATTTGAAATTAACACTTGACAAAAGGATTGTCAAGCATTATATAAGATATTATGTTAATTTATTTAAAAAAACTTAAATAACAATATGTAAGTTCTGGGTTGAGGTAGTTCCAGTGCGGAATGCAACCCAGACTAGAAAGGATAAAATGATATACTTACTAATAAGAAAATTTCATATCAAAGATAGTGGTATGAAACCAGAATATAGGGTTGAAAAATTTACCGACAATGTTGATGAGGCTAATAAGTTCTTATCTGCATTGACTTTGTTGGAGGAAAGCAAACATATTAGTTGGCACATTGTTTCACACGATTTCAATGAACCACTAGTTCTAACAAAGGAGGTTGCATAGAATTAGTTTAGAATCATTCTAAACTGATCGGTTGTATTTGCACAAACTACAGGATTGTGCAACTACAACTAGATTTTATCCAAGTCTCAGGCTTCAGGCTTCAACCAAGCCTGAGACTTAATCAGAACTGGTTTAGGGCGCCTGGACGTTTCTGGGCTATATCTTAGGTAGTTATGTGACTACGGACAATGTCCCCCCAGCGACGCGTTTGGAGGGGGATCGCCTACGAGCCACCAGTACTGATCCCTGATCTCTCCGAATGGGTGCTAGTCTCCCAGCGCGAGAGATCTGGGATCAGTGATTACAGGCGCAGCAATAAGCAGAAGCTGTAATTGAGAATGCTGCGTTGCGCGACTGGTCAGGACAGGCTGCAAGCTCTCAAGCTTGACAGCTGGTCCTACATAATATAAGATAACAACAGAAAGGAAAAACAATTATGAGTACAAGAAGCAATATAGCAATTGAAGATCCAAAGACAAAGGAAGTGAAAGTAATATACGTTCACTCTGATGGGTATCCATATGGTGTTGGTAAATGCCTGGTTGATCATTATAATAAATATGATTTAGCCAAAGAGCTTTTTAAGCATGGAGACGCCAGCTACCTGGGCGACACTCTGGATGAGTGTAGCTTCTACGGCAGGGACTGGGATCGCGAAGAGAATCCAGCCAAAGAGTTCAGAGATGAATGGATGTTTATGGATGCCATGAAAGGAGATGTATTTATAGAATATATTTATATCTTTAAAGATAATAGATGGCATGTATCAACTCAAAAAATGTATAAAACAAAAGACGGCTACGATAGAGGTCATTTTTTTTATTATACTAAATTTGAGCCTGTGATCATGAACAAGGAATATCTTAAATACAAAGACAAACACGAAAAACACGCTGAAGCTAAAATGGTTTCCCAAATTGGAAAACTGTTGAGCGGTGCGTTTGGTGACAACGTAGTAGTTCAGGGTGGCAAAGCAAAGAAATCAAACTAATTCCGATCTGTTAGGAATGGACCTGGCGCAGCAATGCGCCCGGCCCTTTTTTTGGGTGGGCCCGCCCGGGCTCCTCATGAAGTGGGGGCTCAAGCTCTCAAGCTTGACAGGTCACAAGCTTCATGGTATAGGATTTTATAGGAGTAAATTATGTTAATAAAAGAAGCACACAAAATAACCGGCGGACTGTCGAAGCCGTCGAAGATGCCTGGTCCGGCGTACAACCTGCCAGCTGTGGCATGTATCACCGGGGCCAAGTTAGTCAAAATACCTGGCAGCGTATGCGCTGGCTGTTATGCCTTAAAGGGGAGATATCGATTCCGCAATGTCCAGGACGCATTACAACGAAGGCTGCAAGCGCTTCAGGACCCACGATGGGTCGAAGCAATGATTGTCTTAATTAAGCCACATAAATGGTTTAGATGGCATGACAGCGGAGACCTTCAGAGCTTAGAACATTTGCAAAATATATTCAGAGTCTGCAGGTCAACACCTGGGACACAGCACTGGATGCCAACGCGTGAGGCTCAGATCCTGAAACGTGTTAAGGTCCATGAGGTGCCGCGTAATTTAATAATTAGGATGAGCTCGCATATGATTGATCAGGGACCAGTCAGCTTCTGGCCATGGACCAGCACCGTGGTGACAGGTGGTAAGAGCTGCCCGGCTCAGGAGCAAGGGAACGAATGCAAAGATTGTAGACAATGCTGGGACAGGACCGAGCGAAACGTAGCATATCCGAAGCACTAATGTATAGATCACCCAAATACTGGAAAGAGCTAGCCAAGATTCGAAAAGAGTGGGAGCGCAAGCTTACAAGCTCTCAAGCAACTTCACCGAGTCCTCAAGCCCGCAAGCCAAAGGCTCAAGCTTCAAGCCAAAACTCTCAAGCCCAAGGATCCCAGAACCAGGGTACAAGCGAACCTTCCCCTTATCCGGGCCACAAGCAACAAGAATAAATGTATTATTAGGATGCTTCACGTGGAAGCTTATTTGGTGGGGTGATAGGCGAACTTTCTGACCAAATCTGACCTTTAACTCTACGGTAAAAAAGGTGCTATTAACATTATAACCCAATAGATCGGGAGTGCCCAATAAGCTACGGTTTTCAAGTCTTGTCCAACTAATTTTACTTTTAATTCTTTTAAGCTCACGCCACAAATCCTTCTCTAATTTCAACTGGGTCACCTCCCCTATAATTTGCCAATTATTTTTGGCATCTTCCAGGTGCCACCCCGTTTAATTCCTTTTAAATTTAAAATGTGTGTGTCTCTATCACCAATCAATCTAGATTCCAAGAGTTGAATTTCATATACGTCTAATTTTTCTCCATTAGGCATTTCTATTTGAACTCTAGCCTGTTGGGCTGCTGGTGACTTCAAAAATTTATCTAAATACTGTCTTAATTCGTTTGCTTTCATGCTCTTGTTTTATATAAGATTTTATGTATATAATCAATCATGGCAAAAAACAAACAAAATCTTGTCAAAAAGAAGATAGACTATTTAGCTCCCATAAAGATAACTGAAATGCAGCGTAGGTTTGTCGACTACCTAATATATCACGAGGGTAGAACCACACGTAGAGATGCTGCAATCAAAGCTGGATACTCTGAGAACTGTGCTGATGAGGCTGCTTACAAACTTATGAAGAATCCAAAGGTGTTGGC